TTATTTAATTATAATATAATTAAGTTGTAAGCAAACCAATCAAACAAATGCAAATTGAAACAGACTTAACAAAAAAACAAACTCATTACTTGATTGATCTTCTTAATAATGATTATCAAAAAATGAGAAGAACAAAAGAAGAGCTATTAAAAATAGACCTTGATTTCATAAATGAAGAATGTGGCAAAACAAAAATGACAATGATTGAAAAATTAGAAAAAGCTATGGATGAAAACGAAACCATATGCCACAAATTAGACGATCATTTAACAGACATCGGAAGGGGGCGTAAATTAAATGGATAGTTTTTTACACAATCATCAAGCCGCGCTTGATAGCCAAAGAGAAGCGCAAGCAATACGCGATATATACGGCGATGAAGATGACAAGTATTTCAACCACGAATACGATTATGAAGACGATGATTTTTTCGATGATTGAAACACCCTCTTTACTTTCGCCGTGTGGCTCTTATCAGGTTGACTTTTTTCCAATAAAAGGTCGATCTGATCTTTTCTTAAGATGTGGTGTTTTTGAAGGTCTTATTGAATTTCAAGAATGTGTATCGCACGTTGAAATGTTTCGCGAAGTAGAAAGCAAAAGATTTAGAAAATTTAGAACGATAGGGCAAAATAAAATCCCGCAAGAAATAATCATATGAAAGATAAATATTCAATCAAGCCTGTTTTAAGTTCAGAATGTTATGAATGGTTCTTAAAGAAACACTACGCGCGAAGATTGCCGAATATAAACTGCGCATTTGGGTTGTACGATAATTTGAATCTGTTACAGGGTGTTTGTAGCTTTGGTAAACCTATGAGCCATACATTAGTATCTGGCGCTGTAAATGGGCTGTATCAAGATAATTTTCTCGAACTAAATAGATTAGTTATCAATGAAGGATTAGAAAAAAATGTTCTTAGTTTTTTTGTTTCTGGTTGTTTAAATAGATTACCGAAGCCATCAGTTGTTGTTTCTTATGCTGATACATCCCAAGGTCATCACGGGTTTATATATCAGGCAACAAATTGGATTTATACAGGATTAAGCGCAAAGTTTAAAGATTATGCCGTAAAGGGTCTTGAACATATGCACCATAGTTCAATAGAAGATAGCGTTGGCCGCTATGACGAAAACAAGAATATAAATAAACATGAGCTACTAAGAAAAAAATATGGCGATAGATTGTACATGAAAGAACGTCCGCGCAAGCATAGATATTTTTATTTTTTAGGAAATAAAAAAGAAAAAGCGCTTATGAATGAGAACTTGCAATATAAGATCGAACCATACCCGAAAGGCCATAACAAAAGATATGACGCAAGCTATGTTCCAAGCGTTCAGGGCGTGTTGTTTTGATCTAAAGGTCGCAATGTATGTTGCGCGTGTTCTGATCTTCTACTGTCATCCCATAAGACTTTGTAATAGTAATGAACTGACCCTGCGCTGTTTGTTTTAGTGAATACTTCTGTAATTTTACCGTTTCTATAACGTGGGGGGATTGCTGATGAAGTGTAAGAAATTTTTTTTACTGATTGCCCGATTGCATATTTTTGCCCGACTAGAATTGCCATAAGAGTTTGTTTTGTAGTTTTTTTATTTTACCAAATAAGTCAAATCACTTTCTTGACGTATCTATTTAATTATATTATAATAGAATTGTTCTTACGGAGGATTTATGAAAACTCAAAAAATAGTTTGGTGTAATGGCGCAATCGGATTTGACCATTGTGGTAATTGTTTCAAGGCAAGAGTCCTTGACGATGCTGAAATGCACCGCGCCGCGCGTGAAGGTTATGTTTGGGTAGAAAGAATTACTACTCCCGCAGATAATGAAGTTGAACGCGATGAAGAAGGTAACGAGGTTCCTTGGCGCGTTGAATGGCCGATTGAAATTGGCGATGGAATCTGCGGCGACAGATACAAGTTTTTAACAGGATTTTAATTAATCCTGTTGACATACTTAATTAATTCTATTATAATAGGAATGTAAGCAAAACAAATTAAACCAATGCAAAAAATCATTATCGAAGACATTACTGATTATGAAAAACTTCAGGCTTGGGTTGATACTCTTGACCCAAGAATGAAAGAAGAATATGAAGGCAAAAAGGAGGAAAACTGATGCCAAACTTAAATCTAAATCTTACACCCGATCAGGCAACAGCTTTATATCTTGCCCTCGACAACACAATCTATTTTGGAACAGACTTCAGAGATAGATTCACAAAACAACAGCGCGAAGATGTTCTTGACATTTTCAAGCAAGCAAGACCATACAACCCACAATGGAGGAAAAACAATGGCTAACAGAGAAAAGGGAACAGCGGACGCTGACAAGTATTCTGAACTGATTCAGGTACTTGTTAAACCCGCAACAAAAAAAGAATTACAGACACGCGCGATCATTGAAGGAAAAACACTTTCTTGTCTTTTGCGCGATGTTTGCGAAGATGAAGCGTCAAAAGAATACAAAGTCGAATAATGGAAGAAGAAAAACCAAAAACAGGTCGTTGTGAATTTGACATTAAAAGACAATTATGGATTGTTTTTAATGGCGAAGAATGGGTCGAGGTCGATTTGAAAAAACATCGTTGCAATTTCAATAATCCGAATATGAACAAATATTAAATCTTCCATATTGACACCGTGCCATTTTATGCCATTGTGTGGATGAATTAAACCAATTATGACCACAAACAAACCAATTCGTGTACAAATCAAGCCACAAATTGTCGCTCTTTTAGAACCAATTAAACCAGAACATCAGACTATGGCTACTTTTATCAACGATCTACTTTATCGAACATCTAAGGGGTTGACACCATATGTTACCCTGAATTTATCAAGCGAACAAAGTTCGCCAGAAAAAACAAAAGAAAAAAAACAAGAGAGCGCAGATAAATTCTCTAATATAGAATCTATTAATAAGAATAAGGAAAAGAAAAAAATTGACCCTTTTTCTTCTGCGAAGATCAAAAAAGAATTAATTCCTGATGATCTACAAAGACACGCCGATTTAATTGTTGAATGGTGGCCGATAAGACACAAGAAAAAAGCAACTTGCAGCGAAAAGGTCGCGCAACGCATCTTTAAGACTTTGAGATCGTTTACCCTTGACGAACAGATTAGAGCGCTAGAAATGGCGATTATCGGGGGTTACAAAGACGTTTACAAACCTAACGACAAGAAATTCTTTAAAAAAGAAGAACCAGTTGTAAATCATCCCGCATCAAAAATATTTAAAGCAAGCGAACAAAATTGGCCTAATTTAAATATCGTTAACGAACTTTCTTATAAGGACGATGCAAAAGGGGGTGCAAAATGAAAAACGCTTATGGATTTGATGAACCGATAAATTTTCCTAAAAATCCCTACGATAAATTTATTTATTTAGACCAGTATCAATGCTGTTGGGAATATTCAAAAGATACTGAAATGTGGACAAATCTTGATGCTGTTAGCGGGGAAGAAAATGGAAAGATTAGTTGATTTAGGTTCACTTGTAAGAACCTTGAAAGCGGGATTGCAAAAGCCAAACCCTGCAAACCCTGACCGCAAAATGTGGAATCTGACCGATCTCGACAAGAAAACGGACGGATGGCAAACTGTGGAAGACGATTGCAACAATGCAAAATCACGTTTTCCAAAAGGTTATCAGGGCGTAAAACATCGAAACCTCGCCCGAACTCAACAGGTTGAAGAACGTGTTGAAGTTATTGACCCGAAAGATTATCCAACAATTTAAACCAATGGAAACAAACGATTTACCGCTTTTTAACTACACCGTAGTTCCAAGCAACGAAACAGAAACATCAAAAGATGCCGCCGAATCTATTAAAGACAAAGTAAACGGGATGTGCCTTGAGGTCTTACGATGTGTGAGAAACTATGAAGATGGGCTGACTTGTGATGAAGTTGAACAAATACTTGGGATGAAGCATCAAACAGCATCAGCCCGCCTTAATGACTTGTCAAAATGTCAACCCGCGTTTCTTCAGCATCATTTCGATACATCAACAGGGAAACCTTTAAGACGCCCTACGCGAAGTGGCCGAACAGCAAGAATTTATTTTGTGACGCCTTACGGGATGTCGGTGGCATGAAAAAATTACTTGAACCGCTTCCTATCGCAAGGATAGAAAAAACCCACAAATACATCTGGGAACCGACAGGCGAACAGCTTGCATTTTCAACAACTCAAGTCTGTAATACAAAAACGCCTGAACAACTAGAAAACATTGAACGCTATCGTCATAAATGGCAACCGAGGGGCGAAACAGCGCATTATGCTTTGCAACAACGGATGCTCGGCAACGACAAAATCGAAATGGGCGATTATGAAGATTGGATAAAACCTTTAATGGATTTGGAATTGTGGGAAGATTTCGAGCCGTGGGCGGTTGAATATATGCTTTGCGATCTTGAAAAATCTGTTGGCGGTCAACTTGATCTTCTGGGCTACGATAATAAATCGCAAAAACTTATGTTGATTGATTTAAAAACACAATCGCAGAAGTACGCCAAACCTTATTCTACAGACGCGCAGATGGGAAGCTATCTTGAAGCGCTTGCGGAACATCACAAAATAATTCCTGATGTATGCAAAACAATTTGGGCTAGACCGAATAGATGTGTAGTTGGCGAAGATCAACACACGATTGATTGCGCTTATGCTTGGTCGCAGGCGTGGAAAAGATTTGATTCTGAACAGGGGGGATTTTGAAAGAACTTGAATTTCGGGTTGTAGGTTTACCCGCTCCGCAGGGTTCAAAAACTTTGACAAGATACGGCGGTTTGATGGAATCAAGCAAAAGGGTCAAGCCGTGGCGTCAGGATATTATTCACGCGGCGCTTGAAGCGTTTGCAGGCAACCCGTTCAATGAACCCGTGCAAGTTTCTATTGAATTTATAATGCCGCGCCCTAAAAGCCATTTTGGAACGGGTAAAAATGCAGAAATTTTAAAAAATAGTGCGCCTTTTTTCTGCACTAGCAAAACAACTGGGGACGTTGACAAGCTGACCCGCAGTACTCTTGACGCTTTATCTGTTACATCTGGCGGAACTGTTCTTGCTGACGATTCTCTTGTTGTTTGTTTACAGGCATTAAAACGCTATGCAAAACGATTTGAACATATCGGGGCAAATATAAATATAAAAACTTTTGACAAACCTGAATAAATTGGTAGACTAAAGAACATAGGCCAGAGTTGTTATGCCGCGATAACCATAACGAAGCGCGGTCAGCCAACCTCTCTCAGATGCGGACTACCTAGAATAGGCAACTAGGGTTGTAGTTAGTTATGGGTCAAAGCTACATTTAGGGAACCCTTCTGGCCTGCCTTTAATTTTTTTACGGACTATGGAAAACCAAACAAAACCAATCGAAATCCCAAATCTGGGCGGTCTTATTACAGAAGACGATCTTTATTACAAAGGCAAAGTTCCTTTTTGCTCTTGGGCGAAAACAGCGCAAAGAATTAGAGAAAACGCGCCGAACTGGTTTTTTGCTTTAGAACCTGACCCAAACGGCCAAATTGTTTGGATGGCTCCTGACAATACAGGTTATTTGATGGGCTATTTTCAAAACATAGAAACAGGAATTAAATTGCCTTTGTATGTTTACTCAATAACTAATAATTTTCAAAAAGGTATTCAATACGATAAAATCTCAACAACTGATATTCAAAAAGCGCATCGAAGATGCCTTTGCGCTTGCGCCTGTTATTCCTTCGGCGATGCCTTTGAATTATGGGCGGGTCTTGAAGTAAAAGAAGCAAAGAAAGAAGAAGAAGCTGAAAAGCCGATAGAAAAAGAAGGGGTTACAAAAACACCGACAAAACCGAATCAAGAACCCGATAAAGATTATCTAATACCAAAAGCAATAAATCCTGAAGCAAGAGATTTGATCTGTCAGGATATACGCGATTCAGGCCATCAGGAACAAATTTTGCAAGACTTTAAAAAACACTTTAATTTAAAAGTTAAATCAGTTCGTCCTGAAAATATTACATTATCTGAACACGGCAGATTTTTGCGCCAAGCTGTTGAAAAGTATAAAGATGATTAATGACCGAAGAACAGGCCACAAAATCAGGCGAAGAAGTTATTGCGCAACTTCGATCACGCCGCAATTCTTATTACAACCGCAACAAATTTTATTTCAGAACCGATGATTCGCAAGCCACCCTAATCCGTAAATACTGCGCGAAAAACAAAATTTCGCTTACACAATTATTCGATCAACTTTTAACAAATTTTTTTAATCATGCCTGAATCATTTAAAGCCGCGATGCCCTATCCAATCAAGTTTTCAACAAGTGAAAACGATTATGAAGATCAAGATAGATTTCCGCAAAAATTTTCTATGTTTATCCCTTGTGAATCTGTTCCCGCCTTCTGTGAAGAAGTTATGAAAATGGTAGATACCAAACAGAAAAAAGGGAAAGTTTGGGATTATTCAAAAAAAGAAGAAGTCGAAGTCGATGGTATTTACATCAACGCAAAAGCTAAAGAAGGAAAATATGGATTATTTGGCAATATAAA